GGAAAAAGCCTTAACGAGGCGGTTGAAGCTGGGGTTAATGAAAAGTTAAAGGGTGGAAAACCACTAAAAGATGTACCTCCAGAAGATACTGCCAAGGAACTGGAGGAAGAAATACTTAAATACATGAGAGGTTAAGGAGGAATAATAAATGGCAATTAATACATTACAGACAGCTGCTATTTTCCAGAAGAATCTGGACCTTTTAGCAACACAGGAAGCTTTAACGGGCTGGATGGATGCAAACGCTGGACAAGTTATCTATAACGGCGGTGCAGAAGTAAAGATTCCAAAGATGGATATCGATGGAATGGGAGATTATGATAGAGATTTAGGTTACGCACAGGGCGGAATCACACTATCCTATCAGACAAGAGAAATGACACAGGATAGAGGACGTAAGTTCCAGTTAGACGCAATGGACATTGACGAAACTAATTTCGTTGCAACAGCATCTACTGCAATGGGTGAGTTCCAGAGAATGAAGGTTGTGCCTGAAATCGATGCCTACAGACTGTCTGCAGTTGCAACAGCAGCTATTGATCATGGTCAGCTCGTAAAGTATGGTTACACACCTGCAGAAGGAACCATTCTTGCAGAAATTAAGAAAGGTATTAAATCTGTAAGAGCAAAAGGATACACTAGTCCACTGGTAATTCATGCAACACCTGATGTTACGTTAGAACTGGAACTGGCTATGGCAGGAAAGATTCATGCAGTAGATTTCGCTAAAGGTGGCATTGTTACAAAGGTTCCTGCAGTTGATGGAATTCCTATCATAGAAACACCGCAGGAAAGAATGTATACGGCAATCACAATTTTAGATGGTAAGACTGAAGGACAGACTGCAGGTGGCTACAAGAAAGCAGACTCCGCAAAGGATGTAAATTTCTTAGTACTGCCTACTACTACACCGATTGCAGTAACTAAGCAGGATAAGATGAAAATCTTCACACCTGATCAGAACCAGGATGCAGATGCATGGAAGATGAACTATAGAAGATACCATGACCTGTGGATTCTTGACAACAAGAAGAACTCCATTTACGCAAATATTAAGGACGCTCAGTAATCCGGAAAGGGTGGTAGTTTATGATTGTAATGATTAAAGGTAATGTGGAAAGAGTAGTTGTAAATGAGGCACAGGCTGCAAGACTTAAAGAAAAGGGTTTTAAACACTTATCTGGTGAACTGCCAAAGAAAGAAGAAACAAAGGAAAATAAACCTTATACGGAAATGTCTTTGGAAGAGCTCAAAGCTGCAGCTAAAGAAAAAGGCCTTACAGGGTACAGCTCATTAAGAAAAGATGATTTAATCATTATCCTTGAAAGCGGTGATGTAAATGACGGAGCTGGAGAAAATTAAGAAGTTAACGGGAGAGAAGGATGAAGACCTTCTCTTTCTTTTGCTTGAGAATGCAGAATCCTTTATTTTAGACCAAACAAACAGAACAGTCCTTACAGATAAGCTAAAGACGGCAGCAAGAGATTTAGCGATAGTTTTATATAATCGCCTCGGAACAGAAGGCGAAAAAGGAAGAAGTGAATCGGGAGAATCGTACTCATTTACAGATATTCCAGAAAACATCGCAAGAGTAATTAGACAAAATAGGTTAGCGAGGTGCGGTGGTCATGCGTTTGAAAAGATCGAGGCTGAGAACACTGAAAATAGCAAATAAAAGCATAACTAAGGATAGCGAAGGAGTTCCACAAGATGTATATGGAACTCCTAGCATTTTTGATGGAACTGTGTGGCCAGCTGGTGGAAAACTGCAGGTAGAAAAGTACGGAGATAAAATAAGCTCCATACTGAACTGCAAATTGGATGGTGATTATACCATTGAACCGGAAGAAAACCACATAAAGTATGTTTTTGGAAATTTCTCGATAAGAGAAGGCGATGGAGTCTACATTTACTCGGACGATAAACCCGACTACCGTATTATTTCTATAACCCCATATAAACCACTAAAAATGGAGGTTGAAAGGCTATGAGTAGTGGAGTAAAGGAACTTTCAATTCAGCTTGATAGAATTGTAGCAAAAGCTGCCAAGGCGGAGTACGTAAAAGAAGCGGGAAAATTAGTTCATGGACAGGCAGTACATTATGCTCCTGGAAACTCCGGATATTTAAAGCAACATATCTTTAATGATTTTGAAGAGGGACACTTTTCAGCAACAGCAGAAATTTACACAGATGTTTCTTACGCAGGGTATGTGGAGCTTGGAACAGGACCTAAAGGTGCTGCAGATCATGATGGAATTTCTCCAGAAGTTACGCCTGCATACACTATGAAACCTTGGTGGATTCATGAAAGTATGGTTGATTTATGGATGGCAGAGCAGTACCATTGGCCAGTTATAAACACTCCAGAAGGTAAGTTTTATAGATGCTCCGGACAACCTGCATACCCGTTCATGTATCCTGCTCTAAAAAATAACCAAAGAGAAGTTATAGAGATAATGAAAAAAGGTATTAATAACATCTTTAAGGAGGAATGTAAGTGATAAATGTAAAGGATAAAGTCTACGGTAAGTTATGCGAAATATGTAGCAATGTTTCTGACATATACCCAGGAGACTGGGAAAACTTACCGGCAATTCAGTACATAGAAGAAACAAATACAGTTTTTTCTAGAACGGACGATAAAGAACAGATGTCGCTTCTTAGATACAGAATAGATATCTGGGATAAAGGGAGTACTACTGCAATGTCAGTAAAAGTAGATGAAGTAATGTCAAGTCTCGGACTAGTACGTACAATGTGCCAGGACGCAGAAGACCCGAGCAGAAGAAGACATAAAGTCATGAGATACGAGGGCGTAATCGACAATAAAACAGAAGTTGTCTACTGGCAGGGCAACAGCTAGGAAAGGAGAAAAAATATGTTAGCAAATGGTGCAACATTAGAAGTAAAGAAGAAAGGTGAAAGTACATATACTGCGCTGCCTGGTTTAAAGGAACTCCCTGATTTAGGCGTAGATCCTGAAAAGGTAAATGTAACCGATTTATCCGATTCAGTTAAGCAGTACGAAAATGGCATCGGTGATGCAGGTGACTTAGCATACAAATTCAATTTTGAAAATGGAGATGCTGCAAGCTCCTACAGAATTTTAAGAGAAATTGAAAGCTCTGGAGAAGCTGCATCCTTCAAGGAAACATTGAAGGATGGAACAACTACAGAGTTTGATGCGCAGGTTGCAGTAAAGAGAAATGGGGGTGGAGTAAATGCCGTTATGGAATTTACAGCGTCATTATCCCTGCAGAGTGATTTTAAAATCACAGACCCTGCATAAGGAGGTAACATATGAGCGATTTATTTACACAGGGCTTAGACGAAGAAATGACTTCTGAGGATATCGGCATCGAAGCTCCAAAGGAAGAAAAACCTAAAAGAAAACCTTTTTCTGTTTGGAATACAGGTGAAAGAGAGTTTAAGTTAAAACTTACTGCGTCAGCCATTTCTAAGATTGAGGAGAAATACAGAAAGAATCTCCTGATTCTCATCATGGACGACGGACTTCCGCCAGTTTCAACAATGCTTACTGTAATTCAAGCTGCTATGCTGAAATTTCATCACGGAATGACGTTCATTAAAGTCCAGGATGCGTATGACGAATATGTAGATAATGGCGGTGACCAGACTAAGCTATTTAGCGACGTCATTATGCCGCTACTGGGAGTGTCTGGTTTTTTCAGTCAGAATCAGATGGAAATCTTGACAGAGGAGATGAAGGACGCAGATTCTCCAATGTAACCATCACTGAAGTGCTCTACGAAAAATATTATCCGGCCATGCTTGAATGTGGAGTGGCCGTAGATGCTTTTTGGGATTTAACACTGCTGGAAATGGAAGATGTTATAGCTAGTAAAAACAGAGAATATCGACGTAAAGAAAAAGCGAAGATAGATAATCTGTTTTTACTGGCAGATGCACTTGCGTCGAGAATAAATCATATCTTCTCATCAGCAGAAGATAGACAAGAACCAATCAGACAGTGGGATGTATATCCTGAGCTTTTTGAAAAAGAAAAGGATGTATTTGAAGAGGCTAAAAACAATCTTGAACTTAATACATATAAGGAAAAACGAATGAAATTTGCAGTAGAGCACAATCAGAAGAGGAAGGAGGCAGCAAATGGATCTACATAAACTGAAAGTAGAAATTACCGGTGATTTAAGAAAATTTAAGGAAAAATGTGATGAAGTTAAAGCAGAGTCTAAAAAAACGGTGGATGCTGCCAACAAAGAATTCATAAAAATCGGAGACAATCGGTTTGCCGCCAACTTTACTAATCAGTGGAATGAAATTCGAAAACAAACCGCTGAGCAGTGTAAAAAAATACAGCAGATTGCTAAACAGTCAAAAATTGATGCAGGGCTTATAGAACCGACAGATGAGTATAAAAGTCTTACAAAAGATATACAGACCGTGCAGAAAGAAATAAATTCTTTGAAAGCTAAACAGAGTGCTTTATCTGGAAAAGATGCCACAGGCACTATGACAAAAGAGTATGAAGCGTTATCTACGCAGCTTAAAAATGCTGAAAAAAATCTTGAATCTATGCACAAAACACAGCTTGAATGGCTTGATGCTGGCATAGATGTTAAATCAGGACCTTACAAAGAACTCGCAAGGAATGTGCGAGAGACACAAGAGGAAATAAGTGCTTGTACTGAAAAAATGAAACAACTTGAATCTGAAGGTAGAGCATTCACACCGAGTCAAAAATTCTTAGAATTACAAAGACAGATTCAAGCTGCGAGTGAAAAACTTAAACAGTACAAAATTCAGGAAGAAACATTTTCTTCAAAAGGAAAAGACTATACACCTACTAAATCTAATTCAGAATTAAATACCGCCAAAGCTTATGCAAAAGGTTTCGGCTCTGCAGGAATAAATGAAGCTCGTAAATTAGTAGCAGAACTTGCAAGGCTGCATCCGGCG